ATGAAAATGAAATTAGGCCAACATCGTCAGTTGAATACCGCACTGGAAGCCGTGAGCAAACCGCCTGTCGGTGTTAAAAAGTTGCAAACCAATATTGATGAAGATCTGCATAAACGCTTTAAAACCAGCTGCTTCTTGCAGGATCGTGAAATGAAAGACGTACTGACCGAGCTTATCGAAGGCTGGTTAGTTCATAATGAGCGTGGTTAAGACGTCCTTGTGCGCTTCAATGCCGGTGACTACCGTGACCGGCATGCCTTGTTTACACACTTTCTCGCTGGCGACGAGACTTCGGCTGCTTCCCCCGATCTGCTGTTATTCCTTTAGGATCGCAAGATCCAATAACTCTTTTGTTTCTTTTTAAGTTTAGATCTTTCTCTTTAGATGGGTTTTTTTACTTTATTAATCATGAGATTACGATGATTTATGTGGAGTCTTTTCCTGCGACGCGTGGAGATCATTCCTGCTGAATGTGGATCCTTTTCATGATCAATGTAGAGCTTTTTCCTGTGGATAAATTCCTGAGCGATCAGTTGCTTATCTGCGTGGAAGGATTTTCTGTTGATAAGTTACGCTCACCTCGGCACGGCCTGCATAACTCTACCAGATCCTCCGTTAATTAACAGCGTAAGAGGCTCCCGTAATCAGGCAGGGCGCGCTTAGCTGAGTCATAAAGGTGGAAAGATTTCCTGTATTGAAGGGGAGACCATTCAGCGTGGAGTTATTTCAGGTTACAGCGTCACCGCGCATGCCCGAAATTTTAACACTCCTGAAGAAGGAGTTAAGTGGAAGGATTTCCTGTATCCAGATTACAAGGCTTATGTGGAACTTTTTCCTGATGAAGACTCGCAGTGCGGGTGTGTCATGAGAACGTGCGTATTTGTGGCGAAATCATCCACTTATCTTGTTTGTGACGCTGTCACATTTTTATATGTGGAAAGATTATCTGATCGGGTTACGAAGATTTAACGTGGAGATTTTTCCTGCTCGTAAGCGTATTTGATCGCCGGATCCTCAGATTTAGCGACCTGAGACACGCTTATGTGGAAAGATTACCTGTCATCTGCCGGGGTTCCTTCTTATGTGGAAAGATTACCTGTTAACAATGAGTGAAGCCTTATGTGGAAACTTTTCCTGCAAGACGGTGCTGCTATGTGGAGATATTTTCTGTAAAACGGCCGTCGCGCAACGATTCGGGCACACATAATCGTGCAAATAATATTTGCGAGCCTGATCACGAAACCCCGACTTCAGGTTGTAATCTCTCTATGTGGAAAGATTTCCTGAATTTAGACGTCACAGGGATGAGGAGGAGCACAGCGGGTGCCGCTAAATTAGAGAAGGGGGTAGGCCAGCGTTATGTGGAGGTTTTTCCTGTTCAATGACACCTTGCTGGCAGCGAGGATCCTTTCCCGAATACTCTGTTGAAAGAGGTTATGTGGAGTTTTTTCCTGATCTAACTTTTGGCGAGTTAATTTAAGACTTTGATTTTTAATTATTAAATAGTGAATCTTTTTGCTTTACGCCACTAATTTATATGTGGAATAATTTATCTACATTCCACCTATGGATCCTGCGACATGGAACTCAACAAACTGACCGTTGTTCAGGGAAACGACCTCCTGGAAGGCGCGTATAGCGTCACACTGGATGAGATGCGGTTACTCAATTTGGCATTAGCTCAAATTGACAGCAGGAAACCTCAACCCGACACCCTTTATCGACTTTTCCCTCAGGATTATCAGCGGATCTACGGTGTCAATCCAACCAGCAGCCACCGGCAGCTGCGCGAAGCCGCTGAAAGCCTGATGAAAAAGCCGGTGACCATCTACAAGCCTGATACCAAAACCGGCAAGGTTCGTACTGTCCAGCTTTCGTGGTTCTCACGTCTTGAATACGTGAGTAGCGACGATCACAGCGCGGTAGTGTTACGTTTCGGTCAGGATGTGGCGCCTTATCTCTATGAATTAAAAGAATCTTTCACCAAACTTAACTTTGCTAACATCGCTAAACTGGATACGCCATTCTCCGTCCGTCTCTATGGCTGGCTGATCAAAGCCAAGAATTTGTACGGGCGGCGCAGTGGAAAGGCCATTGAGGTGACGCTGGATCTCAACTGGATGCGTGAAAAGGCCGGGCTGGCAGGTAAGTATGAAGATTACCGAGACTTCCGCCAGAAGCTGCTGGAGCCTACGATAAACCGAATTAATGCCAATACGGACATTTCTGTGGTGTGGGAGCCGGTGAAGCAGGGCAGAACGGTGGTATCGATTAAGTTTGCCTACGTCGATGAGTCAGCGCCTGAGGCCAGCAAGCCTTTACGGCCGCGTCTGCCACGCCGACCGCGTGCGGTGGCAGGTTCTCAGCTCGAAGGAGACTGGGCACGCCGTTGTATCGCCATCTTCGAAGATTACCGAATTAAATTAACCGCTTATGATGCAGATGATAAAGCGACGCTGCCTGATCTCCGTAAGCTGGCAGGGTGGTATAAGGTGATCGGAGATAAGAATAAACAAAAAGAAGTCCTGGCTGAAGTCAGCATCCGCAGCAAAAAAGTCAGCGCCAAATAATCTTCCTGCGCGGGGCACTCAACGGCTCCGCATTGCAATGCCACCTTATTTTTGCCTAATAACAACGTTGTCACGCCGTTCTGGTGATAACCGTTCCCCATTTCTATTGGGCTTGAAAGTTAGTGAGCACTCACTGGGTAGGGGCAGGAAATTATTCCACCTTTAGTACATCCGGGTGTTTCTCCGTGGCGGCCTCATGAAGGATATCCCCCAGATAGGTGGCGATCTCATGCTCTTCGATAAAGTCAGGGATCACTACCTGATGATTCGGCGAGAACTTTCTTTCCGGTAACGTGACATTCAGCACCTGCCATTGATCCCCGGTTTTCTTCACAGCCAACAGGCGGCCGAATACGTTGTAGATCATCATGACGTGCTCCTTTAATGCAATAAATTAAGCTATGCGACTGACGTCACACTTAAGCATAAGCTGCCGCCTGCGTCAGCTTAACCAGCTCGTTGCCAGTACAAATTAGCTATAAGCCATACTTTCCTGAAATAGAATAAATGTGACTGAAAACCTAGGCTGAGAGCCAGTTTGTAGAGTATATGCGGGTTTAAGAAGAAAGTGACTACTGACAAGATTTGCCACATTTGCCCTTTAATTGCCAGTATGCACCATTTGCACCGCCATTTTATCGCCACTTAAACTAGCGGATTTAGCCTCAGTGCTTCTTCAAGGTGTTCAGGTGCAAAATGGGCATAACGCATTGTCATTTTGATATCGGTGTGGCCTAAAACGCGCTGCAAAACGAGAATGTTCCCTCCTTTCATCATAAAGTGAGAAGCGAATGTGTGGCGGAGGACATGCGTTAACTGGCCAGCGGGCAACTGTATATCGGTGCGTTTCAGGGCGAAGCCAAATTCACGGTAGCAGTCCTTAAACAACCTGCCGCTCTTTATTGCTGGTAATGAGTCGTGAAGGTCCTTGCTGATCGGAATGGTTCGATTCTTGCGGCCTTTAGTCTTGGTGTACGTAACTTTATATTTTGTTACCTGACTTCTCTGTAATCCCTGAGCCTCTGACCAGCGTGCACCCGTTGAGAGGCATAATTTGACTATGCATACTAAATCGCTGTTACCTTCACTGCCGCATTCCGTCAAAAGCTGTTCAATTTGTTCTTTTGTAAGAAAAGCCATTTCACTCTCATCTGTACGGAAAGGGCGTACATTCTTGATCGGGTTTTCACCTTTCCATTCTTCCAGACGAATAAGCTCATTAAAAACAGCCCTAAAATAGGCTTGTTCAAGATTGATAGTTTGAGGGGTGACCTTCTTCACTCTGTTCCCGCGAGAAAAATCCCCTAAGAGTCTTTTTTCTCGATAACGGGAGAACATCTTGGCATCGAATTCTCTTGCAAGGGGTTCACCCATGCATACAGAGGCATGCGTCATTACGGCTAGTCGTCTGTCTGCATCTTTGAGCGTAAGGCCGTGGGCGTAGTACCAGATTTTCAGCACCTCAATCAGAGTGCGGTTATCAATCTTATCCTCTTGCCATGGCTTGGTAATGGTGTGCTGCTCAAACGCGATTGCTTCCCCTTTGGTAGCGAATTTCTTACGTATACGTTTGCCATTTGCACCGTTGGGATAAAGCTCGCACAGCCACCATCCATCAGCCTGTTTTCTGATCGCCATCAGTTAACCTCTGTATATATCCCTACAACTTTGCCTAGTGGGGTCAGTTCGTCAATTCCGCATTCAAATGGAATTTTTCCACCGGTAACGTGTACTTTTCGGGCTGGTAGTAGTGCTAGATCCCTAATGCTTACTGAATCATCAATATCAATTAGCCATGTGCCGTCAGATAGAGGTGTCTTTTTTTCAATAAAATAAGTTTTGCCTTCAGAAGTGATGATTTGAGCCATTAGGGGAGGCTTACTGAAAAAGTGACGATCTATGATCATTGATTCTTCTTGTGTGAGTTGCCCATCACTAAGTGTGAACTTATCAAGTTTAATTTGTGAATCGGACGTTTTACTGGTGGTGGGTTGTTCTGTCGTCTTTTCTCCCTCACCAGTAAGCAACCATTTCAGACTAATTCCTGTCTCTAGGGAGCAGATAGCAGCAAAGTCATAAGAAAGCGTTCCGCGCGTATAGCGATTAGAAAGGGAGCTTGAGGAGATACCAAAGTGATGAGCAAGCTGGATTTTTTGGTTAAACCCATATGCTTCACATACACGATCTAATATATCGAGCGGCTCAAAAGTGTAATTGCGTATCTTCATATGTGAGTTTCCATGTTGACTGATACTCTTTTGTTGAGTATCTTCCTCATTAGTGAGTTATCTTTGATGGCTTAAGTTGGCAAACGTTGACCATTAAAGGCATTAAATTAACTAAATGGGAATGATGCATTATGACAACCCTGATTACAATCAAGATCCCGCGTGCAACGGTGCACCCAGAAGAATTCGCCACTCTCGAAGGGGTATCCGTTCGCACAGTCTATCGCCAGACAACCGGCGAAAACCCTCGCATTCCAATCGAACCGCGCACTATCAAGAAAGGTAAAAAGCGCGCAGGTGGCCCGATAAGGATTCTTTATGCCCGCTACAAAGAAATGGAAGCTAAAAAGAATCTTGGCCATTCCCGTTTTGAAATTGTAATCGGCGCTTAATTCACATTAAGTGAATTTTTGGGGTAGAACATGTTTGATTATCGTGTTTCCAAACAAAACCATTTCAACGACGCATGTGCAGCCTTTGCCTTAAAGAACAACATGGCAAAGCTTGCCGCGCAGCTTGGAATCAATCCGCAAACTCTTCGAAACAAACTTAATCCGGATCAAGTGCATCAACTGTCATGTGTTGAGCTTTTGGCACTTACTGATTTGACCGAAGACGCGATGATTATTGATGGTCTGTTGGCTCAATTAAATTGCATGCCTGCAGTGCCAGTTAATGAGGTTGCCGACGGCAACATGGTCGATTATGCATTGCATGCTACTGCAGCAGTGGGTTCCGTTGCTGCAACTGCGGTATCTAAAGAACGTCAGACACAGCAATGCAAACGTTCATTACTTGAAAGTGTTAACGCCGGTATTCGTCATCTATCGCTGATCAGCGTGTTGATTCAGGGCAGGGTGCAAGCTTCCCCAGCTTTGGCCTCTGCTGTTGGTGCAATAGCCAGCGTCACTACAAACGGGTTGGTCTAAATATGGTCATTTCAATTGCACCATTGCTAAAGCGGCAGTCACCGGCCCGTCACTTCGGTCACGGTTGGATTGAGTTACCAAGTGGTGGGCGTTGGAACCCAGCGCCGCGTCAGGTTGGATTTGAACCTGTATCAACTGCAGCGAAAAGAAAGCCGCTTTTTAAACGCTTATTTAGTTGAGGTTTATATGTTATTAGCAAGCGATAAACAAAGAGAAATCGGAATTAAACATATTTCGCGTATTAAGGAAATGTTTCCTTTTCGTAAGAATGCAGCGCAGGAAGCATTTGACCAAAGCCCGCCGCATATGAGGAAAACTATTTGCTTCCATGCCGGTTTAAAAACTCGTCATGTTGAGATGAAGTTTTCGGAATTGACATACGCCGAACGTAAGCAAGTGGTTGCCGCACTGAATTCTTTCATTGACCTTGTTGACTCACTGCCAAGATTTATCAGTGAAGACGATTGCGCATTAAATACTAATCACTAACAGAAATTAATTATTTAAGGCGTTTAACTCGCCGGGCATTCTTTTGCCTAAAAACGGGAAATTATTATGCGAAATATTCAAAAGTTAGAAATAAAAGTGGGTACTGACAAAGTTAAAGCGGCTGGAAATTACGAGGGGCAATTAATGGCTCTGAGCGATGCGCGTCTGGATGAACGGAAAAACCTAGCAGCAGTATTCGCTTCCCGGCTTGAGGCTCTGGCGGCATATCTCCTTAAGCATAATGCAACCGGACGCGGTGCTGCTGAAACTCTGCGGCAGGAAGCTGAGCGCATTCGTAACGAATCATGGGAGATCCACTAATGCCGGATTTACTGGATTTAATCACCGAACGTCAGGCCGAGATTCTTGAATCTCAAATCCACGCAGCCCGCAAGGTCGTGACAGGCGTTTCTGCGATGTTCTGCCTCGACTGCAATCGCCCAATACCCGAAGCGCGTCGCGCTGCATTGCCGGGTGTTGAGTGTTGCGTCCACTGCGCAGAACTAATGGAACAACGGAACAAGCATTATCGGGGGCGCGCATGACGGCCTTTTACGTGTTGGTCGGTGTGTTGGCAGTTATCGCCAGCGGTTTTCTTGCTGCTGATATTAGTGACGCAGATTTCCATAAGCGGCCTGAAAACCGCAATTACGATTAAGGGAATAACGTGAGAACAATTTTAAAATGGGCTGGCTCTAAAGCTCGAATTATTGAAACCCTTAAGCAACATCTGCCAGCCGGTGATCGGCTGGTCGAGCCGTTTGCTGGTTCCTGCGCTGTAATGATGAATATTGATTACCCTGCTTATTTGGTTGCAGATATTAACCCAGATTTAATTAACCTTTATCAGAATATTAAATCAGATTCAGAGCGCTTTATTAAATATGCAAGAAAGTTTTTCGAACTGTGCAACAGTGCGGAAGACTTCTATATTGTGCGCGCAGATTTCAATCTATCAGCTGACAGTGAAGAACGTGCGGCAATGTTTCTTTATTTAAATCGTCACTGCTTTAACGGGCTTTGCCGTTATAACCAATCCGGCGGCTTTAACGTTCCCTATGGTAAGTACAAAGCGCCATATTTCCCCCAAGAAGAGATCCGCGCCTTCGCTGAGAAAGCAAAGCGCGCCACGTTTGTTTGCTGTTCCTTTGAAGAAACTCTGCGCATGGTTGCGCCCGGCGATGTGGTGTATTGCGACCCGCCATATTTGGCTGGCACTAAAGAGAAAAACTTCACCAATTATCACACTGCTGGTTTCAATGATGCCGATCAGCAATACCTTGCCCGGCTTCTCACGCGCCTGTCAGAACGAAGCTACCCGGTCATTGCATCAAACGCTGATGTTCCTGCTGCCCGCTCAATTTACAACGCTTTCAATATCACCGAACTGAATGCGCCGCGTTCCGTTGGTGCTTCTGCTGGCTGCGCAAAATCAGCCCCTGAAATCATCGCCAAATTCACCCCAAAAAAACCGAAGTACCTGCCGCCCGATCCCGCTGTTGACTCTCTGCTGATGGCGGGTTTTCCAATGCGTGAAGATGAAGTTGAGGTGAATGCATGATTGATAGCCGCTGTTTTACTCCGGGCTTCATGAATATTGTCAGCGTTTCAGGTGGTAAAGATTCGCTGGCTCAGTGGATTTTGGCTAAAGAGGCTGGGGTTAATTACCTTCCCGTTTTTGCTGATACCGGTCACGAGCATCCTCAGACGATGGAATATCTAGATTATCTAGAAAGTAAGCTGGGGCCCGTGCGTCGTGTAAAAGCCGATTTCACCGAGAGAATGGAAGGTAAGCGTAAGTTTATCGCTGAGAAATGGCCTACTACATTGGTCACTGAATGTGGGTTGACGCCGAAACGCGCCGCTGAGGCTATCGCTCTGGCCCTTGAAACACTTCACCCGACTGGAAACCCTTTCCTTGACCTTTGCATGTGGAAAGGTCGTTTCCCGTCGACCAAAGCCAGATTCTGTACGTTTGAACTAAAACACTTCCCAATCCGGGATCAAATCGTCACGCCATTGCTTGAAGAGTACCAAGAGATCGTTAGCTGGCAGGGTGTACGTGCGCAGGAGTCGCCACAGCGTGCATTGCTGCATGAGTGGGAGAGCGGCCTTGATATCGGCAAGTGCGTAAATATCTATCGTCCTATTCTCAAGTGGTCGCACGAAGAAGTATTTGCCTTGGCAAAGCGCTACGGAATTAAGCCTAATCCGCTTTATCTTCAGGGGTGTAGCCGTGTTGGTTGCTTACCTTGCATTCATGCAAGAAAATCTGAGTTAGCCGAGATTTTTAGCCGCTGGCCCGAAGAAATAGCCCGCGTAGCTCGTTGGGAAAAACTGGTTGCAGCATGTTCGCGCCGTGGGAATTCGACATTTTTCCCATCAACTCAAGACCCAAAAAAGGCAGAGCGCCGAATTGAATGCATCACGGTTGAGTCTCATGGGATTGAAACCTATCGTGACTGGGCCTTAACAACTCGCGGTGGAAGTCAGTTTGACTTGCTCGCGTCAGCGAATGACCACTCAGTTTGTAACAGCGTATACGCAGGCGTTTGCGAATGACCTCTGTTGTAACTGAATGGGCTTACCCATGGAACGCCCCGCGCCCAGCAATTGCTGGGCAGTATGAAAGACCGCTTACCCGTGACGAATTCCGTCAGGGGCAAGTTGTTTTAGATAAAGTAAAAGCGCTTTCCTCCGATCTCTATCTAGCCTTTACCAGTCGTCATAAATACTTGCTGAAAGAAAAAGGCCTGCACGCTGCTAACAAGTACCTCGTTTTCACGCTGGGCCGCAACATCCTGCCCCGTGTTGATTCGGTGAATGCAGCGCACTCAATGGACTGTGATGCGTCACTGCAGTTTATGGCTGAGGCGGATACTTATCACCGCTTGCCAAGTCTGAACGATAAAAGCGTGCGTCGATTGGCGCAGGACATTGCCGGGCAAATAAAAGGGATTTATGAGGAACGGTGCGAAGAGTTGATCGCTGCATATAACGGCGATAATTCGGTGCTGTTTGAAGACCATACGCAGGCCGAGCTATATGGTCAGCTCGCTGGTATGGCGCGTGCTTTCAATATTTCCCCGATGCACTGGCAGAAATACCGCAAAGGTGGGCTTGATGCTCGTTCAGCTATCGCCAGCCTGTCCCGTCTGGTTAATCCTGATTGGTGGGTTCGCCAGTTAAAAGCGCAGCGCACTCGCTGGCGTGAGGTGTTGCTGATCGCTATCGGCAATGTTAATCGCGGTAAATCCCCCTATGCCAGCAGGCAGGCAATCCGCGAAGTGAAAGCGCGCCGTCAGTCAAACCTCGACTACCTGAAAAGCTGCGATATTGAGAACGTCGAAACCGGCGAGCGTTTCAGCCTGATCGACAAAGTGATGGCGAGCATCTCAAACCCTGAGATCCGCCGCATGGAACTCATGAGCACAATCGCGGGCATTGAAGGCTACGCGGCTGAGGCTGGTGACGTCGGCATGTTTATTACGATCACTACACCTTCCAAATTTCACCCAACCCGGACGGTCGGCAAAGACAAAGATAAACGCGTGCAGTTTAACCGTGCGTGGGACAAAGAAGTTTATACGCCGAAAGACGCCCAGCGCTATCTGTGTAAGGTCTGGAGCAAGATCCGTACCGCCTTCAAAGACGATGGCTTACAGGTTTACGGTATGCGCGTCGTTGAGCCGCACCATGATGCGACACCCCACTGGCATATGATGCTTTTCACCAAGCCAGCCCAGCGCCAGAAAGTTATCGAAATCATGCGCAAGCGCGCAATGGCAGAAGATGGCGAAGAACGCGGAGCCGCAAAGAATCGCTTTGACTGCAAACACATGAACCGTGGCGGTGCTGCGGGTTATATCGCTAAATACATTGCCAAAAATATCGATGGCTATGCGCTGGAAGGCGAGCGAGACCACGAAACCGGCGAGCTACTTACCGACTCTGCCGCTGCTGTTACCGCGTGGGCCGCTACATGGCGCATACCGCAATTTCGTCCGATTGGCCTGCCAGCGATGGGCGCATATCGCGAGTGCCGCCGCATCCGTTCAATCAGTCTGACTGACACCTTTGACGACGAAGTGGAGGCCGTTCGTGCTGCGGCTGATGCCGGTGATTTTGCTGCTTACATCGCTGCGCAGGGAGGGGCGAATGTTTCCCGCAAAGACCAGACAGTGCGTGTTGCCCGC